TCATTGTCCAGCGTGGGATCAACCGCCTTGGAACCCAGATAGCGGTCATCAAAACTGTCATAGGCGGCCAGCGTTGCATCGCGCGCCGCCGCAGCCGAAACGGCGGATGCGGCGGCAGCCGCTGCCGCAGCGGTGGCGGCGCTGATATCGGACAGCCAGGTGACAGGATAGGCCTGCTTTTCGCCAAAGGCATCATAGGCCACGATCTTGTTGGCGCGGTCGGCAGGTGGCGAAAGGTCGGCCAGCGTGCGGGTGATTTCCTGCAGCACCGTCGATTGCTTGGACAGCTCCACTTCCAGCGCCGCCCCATCCACGGCGCCGCCGCGTGTCACGGCCAGCTCGCGCCGCTGCAGGCGTGAGCCTGAAACGCGGAATTGATACGACGCGGTGAGCGGCGTCAGGAAGGTGATGGTGAAGGGGCCATAGGTGTCCAGCGGATTGACCTTGGCCACCACCACCGTGGCCGGCAGGAACACGCCACCCGCCGCCAGCCTGGTTTCCACCAGCACATCGGCAATGTCGAAAATGCCCCAGCCATCGCCATAGGGGCCATAGGTGGAAGCGCCTGTGCCCGCCAGCACGGCAGTGCGGCGGGTGCTTTGCGGCAGTGGATAAGGCGTGGCAACCATGACAGCTCCATCAATCGGAGCGGATCATGGCCCAGCCACAGGTCCGTCAAGTGAGGGGTGGCAAGGCAGCCCGCCTGCTGGATATCACGGCAGAGATTTAGCCTCACCCGGCACGGTATGGCGCGGCTTGCGTTTGATGGCCGCGCCATGCATTTCAAATCCGGCCGCCTTGATGCGCGCCACCAGGTCAGTCTGCTGCATGTCGCTGCCATCGCGCAGCAGCCGCTTTTCGGCTTCCGGCCAGAGTTTTTCCATGGTGTCGAGCGGCACCACCTTGGCCGTGGCAAACCGGTCGGCCAAGGCCCGCGCCAGCTCAGGCGACACGCTTTGCAGTTCCCGGTAATAGCCTGCGGTTTCCATCACCTCACGGCCCTGCCAGCCCGGCACCTGCATCATCACCAGCGCATTGCGCGCTTCGGTCATGGCAAGATCTTCCAGAATGTCATCCGCCACGCCACGGCTGGCGCGTGATATTTCAATGCGGCCCTCAGCCGTTTCAATGCCGCTTTGCATCATGTCGCGGCGCAGATCGTTGATGGCGGTCACCGCATTGCGCGCCCGCGCCAGCGGGTGCAGGCGGCGCACCTCCGGCTTGGCGGCCTGCGCCGCAATCCATGTCTTGGTGGTGGCATCCTGTGCCGCCAGAAAATCCGCCGCTGCCCCTTCATCGCCGCCTTCGGCCATTTTTTCCCAGCTCTTGCGCGCCCCCTCAAGCTGGCCATTGCGCGCCCCGACCAATCCCCAGAAGGCCCGGGTGGACGAGGCCCCGCGCGATCCATCCTTGATGAAACGCCTTGTAAACGCCACGTCATCCCAGCCGGGCAGCGGCTTGTCGGACAGCGCATAGTCGTAAAGCGCCAGCGCATTGCGCCCCAGCGAACCGGCATGCGCCGTGATCAGGTGGTCAACAATGGCCGGGCTCACATTGGCTGCCTTGCCCAGCATGCGCGAGAACTCACTGGTCTTGGCGCTGAACTGCAACCACGGTTCCATGCCTTCCATGCCGTCCGGCACCACCGATTGCCCGCTGCGCAAATCAACACCTGTGGCCAGCTCATAGCTGGAGGCAATCAGCGGGTTGCCTTCCATCACGTTGGGTGGTAGCGCCACCTCGTAAAGCCCTTGCAGGTAATTCTCGCTCCAGCGCGGATCATGGCGTTTCATGGCATCCCAGGCCGCCTCGCCCAGGTTGATCACTGCACCCAGTTCAAACGGCTTCGGCACGAACAGCCACTTGTCGCCCCACTTCACCACCCAGTGCGTGGCCCGCGTTTGCGGGCTGATATCGTTGTATTCGTCATTCTGGCTCATCAGCGCGTGCAGGCCCATGCTGGCCACGGCCAGCGCCATCAGCCGCGCATGCGCCTTCACCGCATCAGCCTTGGCTTTCTGCTCGGCAGCCGTCACGGCCGTGCTGAACAGCGGCTGCATCATCTGCCGCCAGCCCTTGTCAATGCCCTGCAAGCTGGCATTCAGGAACGGGATGAGCCGCGCCAGCCCGGTCATCACGCTGCCGCGCCGGTCAAAATCCAGGTGGTCACGCGCCCGGAAGGCAGCTTCCAGCATGGCCTCCACTTCGGACAAGCCGCGCCCCTGCGCTTCCCTGAGGAAGGATTTGAACAGGCCCAGCCGCATGCCGGTTTCCGACACGGCCGTGGCTTCCAGCAGGCCATGCAGCGAGGTCAGCCGTTCAGCCGCCCAGCCCTTGCGCCGCAACGCCTGCATGTCGCGCCGGCCCCGCGCATCGCCCAGCGCCGCCACGTTGGCCCCGCCCATGATGCCGCCTGCCTGGTTATAGGCGCGGGCCGCATCCCGGCCAAACAGTTCATCGCCCATGCCGGCCACGGCGCCAGCCACCCGCTGCAACGGCTTGCCGTAGAAAATGGCGGCCACCGTCTGGTCGCGGATGAAGTTGGCCAGCAGGAATTCCGGCGAAGCCGTGATGCCGGTGCGCAGCACGGCGGCTGGCTTGGCCAGCAGGCTCACGAACACGTTGCTTTCGCCCCGCGTCATCATGGTCAGCGCCGCATGCATCTGCTTGCCGAATTCGCCATCCGCCAGCCGCAGCGCCCGCAGCTCGCCGCCATCCCGGAAGAAGGCAATGGCCTCGCCCTTTTCGTTGATCACCGCAGGCCTGAACAGCGTGGTGCGCACATCATCGCCCAGCGCACCTTCCAGCATGTCGCGCATGGCAAGGTAATCGGCATCGGCGATGCCATTGTCCTTGGCGGTTTTCTCCAGCGCTTCCATCATGTCAACGGTGATGGCGCGCATCTGGTGGCTGGGGATCAGCTCGGCAATGGCGCCGCCGCCTGGCCCAGCCTTGCGCGCCAGCCGGTCAAGCGCTTTCACCACGTCATTGCGGGCAATGGCATTGGCGGTTTCATAGGCATCGGTGATCAGGCTTTCCACCGGGTTCAGCACGTCGCGCTTTGATCCCTTGAACTGCTTGACCAGGCTGCCCTTCATGTCGCCAGCATTGCCGCCACCCCGCGCTGCATCGCCCAGCTGGTCGAAGGCACGCAGGCCCGGCACATAGTCCTTGATGTTCAGGCCATCCTGCCACTGTTCATGGGTGATCAGCCCGGCATCACGTTTCTTGGTCCACAGCGCCGTGGCAAAGTCATGCACCATGGGGGCCGCTTCCTTGAAGGCGGGGAAAGCCGCCTCCAAATCCTTGATGTTCTGCACATGGTCGCCCTGTGTCAGCTTGTCCGGCGGATTGGGGATCAGGCCCTGCTGGAAGCGCTCCCATTCACCAAGCGCCCGCCTGCTCCACAGGTAGCTGCCAAATTGCTGCAAGCGCACGTCATCCCATTTCGACAGGGCATTGGCCCCGTCCATGGCCATCACAAGCGCATCCCGCAGAGATGACGAGCCGGGCTGCTGGCCGCGATAGGGCACCACCCCATGCATGATATCCATGTGTCCGGCATTGTAGCCGCCCCGCGCCAGCCGGGCCAGCTTGTAGGCATCATCGGCAACCTTCAGGTCGAGCAGCTTGCCGGTGTTTTCGTGATATACGGCAGCCAGCCCGCGCACCGCCCGGTTGAGCGGATGCAGGTCATCCATGGCGCCCGTGTAAAATCCGCCAATGCGCTCGGCAATGGTGCCGCCCAGCCCATAGCGGCCCAGTTGCTTTTTCAGTTTCGGGAACCACTTGGGTTCACGCGACGACACAATGGTGGACGCCACGGCCGTGGTCGACGGCTGCTCCAGCCACTGCCGCCAGGCCTTGGCCGCCTTGTCCAGCGCCGCCCCCATGTCGGCATGGTCCTTGGCCAGGAAGTCCCGCAAGGCCGCGTCAAACTGCGGGGCTTTCTGCCGGGCATAGTTTGGGTTGGTCACATGCAGGCGCATGTATTCGGCAAAGCCTTCCTCCAGCTGCACCCGTGGATCCGCACCGGCATAGGCCATCGGCCGTAATTCCGCCTCATGCGCCTTCATCAGGCTTTGCACAGGCCCGCCGATATGCGCCTCGATATGGTGCCCCAGCTCATGCGTCAGCGTGTCAAAGTCATCCGGCGACTTGAGGCGGATCACGCCTGAATTCACCTTGTAGATGCCAATCGCCTTGGCCTTGGAAATCCGCCCCATGCGCACCGCCGTGGCGTCCAGTGCCTTCTGCAGTTCTTCCGCCACGTCTTTCAGCCGGGTGAATTGTGGTGCTTCCTTCAGGTCGGCAGCCTGCGCCGCAACACCCTGCTCGTCGCGGCGCAATTGCCCCACATGCGGCCCCTGCGACAGGGCGGCCAGTTCATCCGGCTTGCCAGATGTAACCGCCGGTTCACCCTCCGCAGCCATTGCCTTGGCCGGTTCCCGCAGGGGCAACTGGCGCACCTGCCGGGCTTTGGCATCCAGCACATCGCCCAGGGCGGGCGCTTGCATGGCCGCTTGCTGGACCTGCGGCGCATCCACAGCGGCTTTCTCCGGTTCAGGCTTCACGGCAGCGGCGGGCGGAGAATTCGCGTCAGGGGCAGCCTGCTCAAGTTTGGTGGGAGTTCCCACCTCACCCGGTGCTGCCTTGCCCAGGAGACTGCCAACACCACCCCCGATCAGCGCGCCCACCGCGGTTGAGGCGGCAAGCTGCGTGAAGTCGAAGGCCTGCCGGTCACCGCCCGCAATTTCCATTTGCTGCACGCCCGCATCGGTCCCGGCATTGGTAATGGCGGCATCGAAGGCACCGGCAAAAAAACGCGCCATCCAGCCCGCCGACTTCACGCCCATGAACTCAAGCGCCCGGGCGCCAGCCCCCAAAGGCAGCAGGGTCTCCGGCGTCTGCACCGATCCCCACACTTGCCCGCCCAGCGCCGCCAGGCCATCCAGCGGGGTTTCCCATTGCGGCATGGCATCATAGGCATCAACCGCCTGGTCACGTTCTGTGGTATTGCTGCCCTGGCCGCGTATGCCGCCTGCCAGGGTGCCCGTGTAAAAGGCCGCATCCTCATTGGTGTGGAAGCGTTCAGCCAGGCTGGGCATCGGCATGTTGGCCAGGCCTTCAGCTTCGGCCGCCGTCAGGGTGCCGTCCAGTTCATCGAACGGATTGCTCATGGTCCCTGCCTTCCGTCAACAGTGCCATCGGCATGGGTCACTTCAATCCAGCCGTCATCATAGCTCACTTCCACATCGCCATTGGCCAGCTTGCGCCGCTGCCCCGGCTGGCGGTCCTTCAGGAACAGTTCGGAAGCCCCCTTGCCAAACTTCGCATCAAACTGCGGCGCAAGGTCAGGGTTGTTTTTCAGCAGCTGCAATTGCGCTGCATTGGGGGCCTTGGCGCGGCCAGCCACGGGCGGTTTCGCAGGCTTGGCATCACTGGCCCAGCGGCTCAGCATCTTGGTTTTCTGGGGCGTGCCATCCATGGCATCGGCGGCCATGTCGCGGCGCTGCGCGTTGATGTAGCTGCGCACGTCATCCCGCGCGGGCAGCACGCCAATGTTCAGTTCCCGCATCAGGCTGGCCCCGATCATCGAGGTGTCGCGCCGCAGCCCGCGCTGCCGCAACACCTGCGCCACCACCTCATCGGCATAGGTGCCATAGGTTTTCTGCACGTCATCCATCATGCCGCGCATTTCGGCATTCAGGGCATCCGGGTCCGCCTCGACCAGCTGGATGCGATCTGCCAGCGCACCCGCTTCGGCATTGGTCAGGGGCTGGCGTTGCAGGGGTTGAATACCAAGCGCATCCTGTGCTTTCAACCGTGCCTTCACCCGTTCCAGCGGGTCTTCGATCTTGGCAGTGTCCGCAAAGGCCTGTTCAGCCGCACCCGCCGGATCATCGCGGCGCTGCTTCAGAATGGCATTGGCCTGCTTTTCCGCCGTGTCATACACCATGCGGTCACGCGCATATCCCGCCGCGCCGGAGACAGGCTCAAGCTGCTGCAGGCGTTTTTCAATCTCCTCGTCCGGCAAGGCCTTCATGCCATGGGTGGCGCTGAAAACGGCCTGCGCATCGGTGCGCTGTTCGGTCCACTGCAGGGCTTCGGCCTCGCCCAGAACATTCTTCACCGTGTCAAACGAAAGCGGCGCGCCGCCAAATTCCACACCGGCCCCAGTGTCGCGCAGGCTGGCAAGGTCATCCGCCAGGCTGGCCTTCAGGCTGGCCTGCGCCGCACGCGTCCCCACATGCTGCTCGTTCTGCTTTTTTTGCAACCCGGCATCAATCGCCGTCCATGTGGCAGCATCAACCCCCGGCAGCTTGCCCGCCACGTAATCTTCCTTCAGCCGGGTGCGCAGCGCCTCGATCTCCTCAGCGCCCTTGCCGGTGGCCTGCGTGGTGTACCAGGTGGCCGCCACGTCGCCATCCAGCTTGGCGGCGGCTTCGGCGGCCTGTTTCGGCGTCATCACGCCACGCGCCACGCCTTCGCGGTAATGCTGCTTCAGGCGGGCCGCTTCCGCCTTCAGCACGTCGGCGCTGTCGCCATTGGCGGGGTCAAGCCCCACCTGGGCGCGGCCCAGGCTTTCCGCCAGCTGGCTGCCCTTGGCCAGCCAGGTGTCCTGCGCCTCCACCTTCAGCTTGTCTTCGCGCGCCTTCTGCGCCTTCTGCAGATAGGTGCGCTGCAGCTTGCCAAAGGCCAGCTCGTAGTCATCGCGGATTTGCGCCGGCACATGGTCGCCCAGCTGCCGGTCCTTCAATTCCTCAAGGCCTTCGCGCAGCGCCTCCGGGTCATCGCCCAGCTTGTCGAACAGCTGCTGGCTGGCGTTCAGCATTTCATCATTGAGCTGCGCTTGGTAATGTTCGGTGGCCGCCGCGTCATAGGCGCGGCCGAACAGCGTGTCACGCCCCGTCAGGTGAATGTCGCCATCGCTGTGGGTGATGCTGAGGGGCGAACGTGTCTGCACCACGTCATAGCCACCGGCCGCCAGGTCAATGGTGGGCATTTCACCCAGGCCTGCCCCCACGGGGGCATCACCGGCCTTTTTCGTCCACAGGCTGGCAAACTCGCCCGCCGTCATGGTGGCAGTGCCGCCATTCAACTGCACGCGCCGTGCCCCGATGACGGAGGCAGCCGAGGCATTGGGGTTCTTCAGCAGCTTGATGGCGCCACCCGCCCCTTGCTGGTGCGCCAGGTAAAGCTCGCCCAGCGTCGGGTCACGGCCCAGCGCCTTGCGCAGGGCGGCCGTGTTGTCGCGCATGAAGCGGGCCGCGCCATCGGCGGATTGACTGGCATCAAAACGGTCCGCCACGCCATATTGCGCGGCATTCTCGTCAATCTGCTGGAACAGGCCACCGGCTGTTGATTGCGGGTTTTTCGCCTTGGGGTTCAGCCCGCTTTCAAGCTGGGCAATCTTCAGCAGGGCGGCCGGGTTCACGCCATGGCGGGCCGCCGCCGCGGTGATGGCATCGCGCACGTCACTGGGCGTGCGGTCCGGCAAGGTTGCACCAGCGGGTGGCGGCTTCACTTCATCGCGTGGCACCACTGTGGTGGAAAGGTCACCACCTTCAACACTGGTCAAGGGCTTGGCGGCACGCGCCGCGGCGCGGCCCTGTTCCTGCCCCTTGCGCGTGGCGGCGCGTTCGGCAAACTGGCCGGCAATGTCTGCCACGCCAAACAGCGCGGACGAAAGGGCTGCCGCCAGCTCACCGCCGGGCCGCTTCACCGCCAGCAGGCCATCGGCCAGCACCGCACCGCTTTCAAACGGCCTGTAGGTTACATTTTGCACTTTCAGGTTGGGCATGGTGTCAGGCCTGCTGCAGGATTGAAACAACGCCGGACGCACCGCGCGTCAAGCCGGAAAGCCAGCCCGCACTGCGCGCCGTGCGGCTCATCCTGAACAGGTTGCGGGCCCGCTCGCTCAGCCGGTCAAGGCGGCCGCCCGTGGTGCTGCTGTCGCTGTTCAGGCTCAGGTCCACCTTGCGGTAAATGTCGCGCCGCGCCTCGCGGGCCGAGCCGAACGACAGATCCACGCCAGAGGCTGCATGGGCCACATCGGCATCGCCAGCTGCTTCCGCAGCGCCCTGCAGCAGCGAGCGTTTGCGCTCCACGCTTTGCAGGGTTTCCAGTGGCTTTTCCGCTTCGGCATCGCGGGCTTCAGCGGCCAAGCTGGCGCTTTCGGCATTGCCGGAGGCAATGGCCGCCACCACCCCGCCCACCGTGGCCACGCCCTGCAGGATGGAGGTGAGCGAAAGCCCGGTGCCAAACAGCCCCGCAGTGCTGGCAGCCGTGGCGGTTGTTGCAGCGGCAGCGCCTGTCGCAGCCGTGGCGCCACCACCCAGCATGCCGGCAACGGTTGAAAGCATCATCATTAGAGTTTTTCCTCTGTCGAATAATCGCGCACCTGCAACTCACCGGGCTTCACCTGCGTGATCACCAGCGTGGTGCCCACCACATGGCCTTCAAGCCCGCTCACCGAAACGGTTTTGGTTTTCACCGGCATCGGCGCATCCACCGGATCACCGGCATCCGCCAGCGGCACGTCACGCGGCGGCTGGCCATTGGCGCCAATGGCAAGGCTTTGCGTGTCCAGCACGCGCACATGCGCGGAATGGATGCGCCCCGGCCGCTCGATCACCTCGTCATTGCGGTTGATGTACCATTTCGGCATGCACTCAAACACCGGGGCTTGCCACAGGCCGATTTCAACCGGGCTGCCGTAGCTGTCGCCCAGGGCAAGGCTGCCCGCCACCACCGTGAAGGGCCCCAGCACATAGCCATCCACCTTGGCCCACACCTCTTGCCCTTCAAGGTGTTCAAGCTCGCGCACCACCCCGGCCAGGTCCGCCGTGCGGGTGATGGCGGCCTGGAAGAAGGTGGCGCGGTCCAGCCGTTCATGGCGCAGCCGGCCATTGCGGCGCACCGCCAGGCGCACCTCGTTGGCGGCATCCACATGCAGTTCAACGGCAGCCCCATCGGCGGCCACAACCCATTCACAGTAACCCAGCACGTCCTGGCTCTGGATCACATTGCCCACCACCACGCGGCCATCCTCCCGCAGCATCCACATGCGCGCCGCATCGGATTTGCTGGAGGCGGTTTGCCCGCAGGAGCGGATCACCCCGTCAATCAGGTGCGAGGCCAGGATATGTTCCGGCGTGGCGTCAAAGCTGGTGCCGATTTCGGAATAGGTGAGCGACAGCACCTGGTGCGCCGATGGCGGATCAGACTTGGGATCAAGCCCGGGATAGTAGATTTTGTTTTCAAGGTTGCAGGGTGCGCAGTTGGGCGGAATGCCGGCGGTGGATGTGCGCACGAAGTTCAGCGGATCATTCTTGGTGATGGTGCGGTTCGAGGCAAAATGCACCGCCTTGTCGGTGAACACCAGCGCATAGGTGCTTTCCGCATAGGCCAGCACCCGTTCGGACACCTGCCCGGCGCGCAGCTTGTCCAGCCGCGCCGCGCCATTGCCCGCCGCCTCGATGTTGAGGTTGAAATAATCACCCGCCGCACTCATGGCGGAGGCTGGAGGCACCGCCGCAATGTCGCCATAGGCCAGCCGGTCCTGCACGAAGCCGAACACGCCGGGCCAGCCGCGCGTGCTGCTGATCAGCGGTTCAAAATCCGTCTTGCCGCTTTGCACATGGTAGGACAGGGCGGCGGCTTCCGTTGTGTTGGTCACATCGGTGTTCACCTGGTATTCATCACCGGACAGGTTGCCGCCAAACGTCAGGTCAATGCGCTTGCTGGAACCGGACAGCGTGACAATGGCCACCGTGATGGTGCCACCGAGCGACGGCAGGCCTTCCAGCGCCGTCTTGATGTTTAGCGCCGTCTTGGTGTTGTCGGACGAGGCAATGGCAACCGGCGTGCCGCCCGCATCCACGAAGGGAATGCCGGTTGTGGTTTCCCCGTCAACCGACAGCGTGATGTAAACGAAGGGCGTGCCGCTCCACTTCACCTGCACTTCCCACTTGTCATCCGTCTTGGCATAGGTGCCGCCCAGGTCAACCGTGGGAATGCCGGAATAGGGCCACAGGTCACGCACCCATTCAAAGCTGCTGCCGCCACGCCGCGCCCGCAGGGTTTGCAGGGTTTTTTCGGCAAGGCCAACCGTGGCGTTCTCGGCATAGAAATTCAGGTTGGGCAGCACGGCGGCACTCAGTTCCGGCAGGTAGACGCCGGCCATGAAAACGTCATCCTCGAACACATCCATGAACTGCACCTGGGCGGAAAACAGGTAGCGGCTGCCACTGTCGTGCCGCACCGAGCTGTAGCGTGGCGCATCCTGCGGGGTGGTTTCCGTCAGCACCGTCACGCCGCCAAGCCCAATGGTGGCGCTGGACACGAAATAGCCCTTGATGCGCACGCCCGTGCACAGCACCGCCGCACCGGGCGCCACCGCCACGCTGATCTTGCGCGCCGCCGTGCCGGCCGTCACCATGGCGCCGAAGGGCTTCCACGTGCCGGACACCAGCACTTCAGCCTGCACCTCATGCTCACCCACGCTGGCCAGCAGCGCATCAAAATCAATCGCCGCCACGCGGCCGGCAAGCGTGGCCTGCCAGATCACCGTGGTCACCGCAAAGGGCCCCGGCGTCACCGTGACGGCTGACAGCGACATGACAGCCACGCGCCCGCGCACCTCGCCATTGTCAAGGCTGCCCGCCATCCGGCGGAAACCTGAAATCGGCACCGGCTCGATGTTCTTGTAGCGCAAGCCACCGGAGTAATATTGCTTGAGGTCCGGGCGGCCGCCGGCTTCCCGGCTCAATTCACCGGCATTGGCGCTGCGAAAGGGGGAACCGCCGCGCGCAACCATCAGCCAAACCGTGCCGCCGTCAGCGGGTCATTGTCCATGAAGCCACGGCCCTGTGGCTGGGCCGCCCTGTCAATCTGCGACAGCTTGCCAAACAGCCCGCCGCCACCCTGCTCGCGCGGGTCGCCAAAGGCCTGGGCGGCAAGCGTGTCGCGCATCTGTTCATCCTGTGTCAGCGGCACCGCAAGGGCGGAGGCCAGCGCGATGGCAAAGGCTTCCTTGAAACCTTCATCCCATGTTTCGGGATCAGCCGCCACGCGGCAGCGCGCCCACACCGGCGTCACGTTGGTGTAAATCTTGCCGCCCTCAATCATGAAGTCACGGAGATAGCACTCGCGCACCACGTCGGTGAGAATGGCCAGCGGTTGGCCAATGCGCGTGGCCGGTAGCAGGAAGCCGTAGGACCAGCCCAGGCCGGTTGCGCCGGAAATCGCTTCAAGTGAAAATGTCTGCCGCGCGTCGGCCCAGTCATAGGTGGCATACACGCGGGCTTCCACGCCGGGCCACACCAGGTCAATCTTGCCGCCCAGGGCGGTGTTGGCGTCAATGGTAAAGGAGGCTGGCTCGCCGATTTTCACCAGGGCGCGATTGACCACATGCACCTTGGCTTCACTGTCAGCCATGCCAGCCTCCCCTTCAGTTTGCGTTACAGCAGGTCGTCGTCAACGGCCACGGTCACGTTGCCGGTGGCCGGCACGGCCGTGACGGTCACGAAGCCGCGGTTGCCCACGCCGTTGGCCACCGACATGATGTGGATCATGTCATTCACGGCCAGCTTGTCGCGCAGGTTGTTGAAATAACCGGCCGCGATGATGGTGGCCAGCGTGTCCACGCCATGCGCATAGAGATACATGTTCACGGGCGGTTTGTCGGACGTGTGGGGCACTGATGCGATCAGTGACAGTTGGCGGTTTACAAGAGCCATTTCTAAGTCTCCTCGAAGATGAAAGGGGGAAGCAGGGTGCGGGCGGCCTCAACCGCCCGCATCAGACGGGATCAGGGGCCACGCACCACGGAGGTGATCTTGGACAGCAGGAAGCGCTTGATGCCCTTGGCCTGGATGCCGATGGCCGCACCGGAGAGGGCAGCCTTGGCCAGCCATGGGCTGCCCTGCTTTTCCTCATGCTGCGACAGCGTGGCGGTTTCCAGGTTGTAAGGCGTTTCAGCGCCCATGCTGGACTTCATCCACATCCACGAGATCAGCTGTGTGGGCTGGCCGGCGGGCGAGGAAAAATAAATATCCGGCGCCACGATGTAGTTGATGTCACGGATGGTGCGCATCTTCAGCCGCTGGGTTTTGGAGAACGGCGTGTTTTCCGGCCCCACCCACTGGCTGTTGGCATATTCCTTGTAGAGCGAAAGCTGGCTCATCCAGAGTTCCGGCACGATGACGAAAATCTGGTCATCATCATCCTGGCCATAGGCCTTGAGTTCCGCGGCTGCCTTTTCAAAGTGCAGCACGTCAGGAACTTCAGCGCCTGTGCCCGTGGTGGTGATGTTGATGCCGCCATCCAGCGTGTAGAACGCTGACAGCGCATCCAGCTTGATGGTGTCGCGCTTGCGGCGGATGGCCTTCTGCAGGATCTTCGCCAGGGCATCCTGTTCGGAAGCGCCGGACTTGTAGGCATCCTGGGTGCGCCACCATTCGGCAGCTTCATAGTCATCCAGCGTCAGTGTGACGGTGGTGAGGCCGGGATTGCTGACCGGCACATCTTCAATGGCGCCGGTAAGCTTGTAGACGGTGGACTGGCCCGTGACGATTGGAAACTTCACGGTGCCGGCCTGGGTGTCGCCGGTCATCATCGTGTTGTCCAGAAGGCCGCCATGGGCCTGGAGGCCGATGGTGACTTTGTCCTTGATGATTTCCTTGAACCAGGCAGGTGCTTGAGCTGACATAATCGCATCCTTTCAATTGCGTTTGCATGTGCAGCCATCGGAAGGTTGGGATAGCCAATCTGCTCAGGGTCCGGTGAAGGATAGCCCGCCAGGATCAGGTCGCGCCCATCTTAGGCATGGCGACTGGTTTAAGGGGCCGCCAGGCCCGTCAAGTGAGCGCTACTCGCCAAAGAATTTGCGGTAGCGCCCGGTCAGCTCGGCGTGCTTCTCCTGGAACTTGGGATCATTGCGGTTGAGCGCCGCCAGCTCGGCCTTCAGGCCTTCGCGCGTGTCGCCGCCGCCGCCAGGGTTGCCATGCGCACCTGGCCCCGTGCCGCCCGCCCCTTGCAGCCTGCCCCTCATCCACTCGATCAGCTGGTGGCCCTTGGCGCTGTCGGCCAGCGAGAGTTCGGCAAATTGCGCCAGTTCCTTGGGCAGGCCCATGTTGGACACCGCAAGGTCAAGGAAGGCGTAATTGTCGTTCAGGCGTTTTTGCACCGCCGCTTCCTGCTGGTCGGCCGGCAGGTTCTTGGCCGCATCCGGCACCAGCGCTGCCTTTTCCGCCGCCACGTCAACCGGCATGTCCAGCAGGCCCGCTTCCGCCATGGAGTTGAGCCCGGCCTGGTACATGGCCAGCATGTCGCCCTGGCCAATGCCGCGCTTGTGGGCTTCGGCGGCAATCACCTTGAAGGCGGGATCGGTTTTCAGATTATCGAAAAACGGCTGGTTCTTCGGATCAATCTTGAAATCCTTGGCCTTGTCGAATTCCAGATAGCCTTCAGGCTTGTCCGGCACGCCACGCGAGGCATCGCGCGTGCGGTAGCCCTGCAAGGCCTTGGCCACATTGTCCATGGTGATCTTGGCATCAGCGCCCTTCAGGCTCTGGTCCAGCCCATCCGGCCAGTAATCAGCCGCCGGCACCGCTGAAGAAGCAGCAGGCAGTGCCGGCGGCGCTGCACCACCGGCAGGTGGGGCCACCGCGGCGGGAGCGGCTTGCGTGCCATCCGCCCCGGCAGCAGCCGCAGGTGCAGCGGCAGCCGCACCTCCGCCAGCTCCATCAGCATTGCGCACGAAGGTGTTGAACAGGTTTTTCATGGTCATTGGTCAGGCCCCTTTTTCTGGTCACGCAGTTTCTTGCCTTCCGCCACGGCGACGGACAGCACACGCCCCACACCGGCGCGGCCCTGGTGGCGCGCGGCGGCAAGGGCCAATTCCTCAATGCTGGCGCCGCCCACCGGATAGGGCGCGCGGTCCGTCAGCTCATGCAGCCAGGCCATCACCTTTGCGCCCTCGGCGGTTTCCGCAAACAGTGACAGCGTGTGCAGCACGCCATCCTCCGGCTTGAAGGTGGTGGCCACGGCGGCCGGCACAAACTGGGTCTTGAACCAGTCCCAGCCGCTGGGTTCATCCATCGCGGCTTCTGCCTGCTCGTCCACATTCATGGGACTGCCGAAATTCACCACAGGTCCGCTCATGCAGCCGCCTTGCCACCATCAAGCACTTGCAGCGCGCCATTGGCCAGGTTGGGCGCGGCCTTAACCGCCATTTCGCCCATCATGGCTTCGCTTTGCTGCTGTTGCAGGGCCTCGCGGATTTTCGCCCGCGCATCGGCCGTCGGCACCAGCTTCTTGGCAATCATCATGGCATCGGCAATGTCGTCAGCGGCATCATCGAGCACCAGGTGTTCCGGCAGTTTCTGCGGGCCCACCAGCGCATTCATCATCTCGGCATAGCGCGCGATATTGGCCACGCGCTGCGCATCAAGCGCCGACGCCATGGGCGAACGCACGCCCACCGTGGTGATCAGCTGGTTGAAATTCATCAGCCCGCGCAGATAGCCAAAGCTGTTCAGGATTTCAGCGCAGCGCGGCACAATGTCGGGCCAGCCTTCACGCCACAGCCGCATGAAGCCGCCCAGGTGCACATCGGCATTCTGCTGCATGCGCGCCGCAATCTCGCTGGCGCTTTTCGGCGTGCCGGTGTCATTGGGCAGGCGCAAATCCATCAGCGCATCGCGCACCTGCTGCGAGGCCCCTTCAATCACCATGCTGGCAATGTCAAAGCGGCCGCTGGCCGGGTCCAGCCTGGTCACGTCAGGGCCCAAAATGCCGCCGGTCGATTGCATCGACCAGAAGGAACCCGGTGACTGTGGTGCCGTATCCGGGTTGAAGCCGGAGCCGGAGCGGAAACCCCAGATGCCCAGCATCTGGATGGCGGCCGATTTCAGCGCCAGTTCCTGCGCCTTGTTCAGCGTCTTGATCGTCGGCATCGCCAGCATGATCGGGCCACGCCCGCGCATTTCGCCGGCCACGCGGTAATAGCGCGGCGTGGCCAAGGGCTTGGTGGCATAGGTTTCGGAGGCGATGAAATCGTGGCACTGCCGGTCAAGATAGGCGGCAAACTTCCAGCGCCCGTCTTCCATGCGCCAGAAGTCCTGGTACAGGATCACCATGGTGCCGCTGGCCGTCTTTGCCGCTTCCTTGAATTCGGTCGAGAAATTGCCCTTGGGGAAGGCCTCCAGCAGGGCGCCGGCTTCCACCTCGCGCTTCCAGGAGGCGAGCGAGGTGCGCCCGTAGATATCGCCATACAGCGCCACCTCGTCTGGCGGCGGCGCAAAGAAGATGATGGGCTGCTCCGGCGTGCCGCGCAGCGGGATCAGGATGCCGGTGCCAACCCCCAGGTGGATGCACATTTCGTGCGTGGAGGTGTCAAGGTCGCCCGCCTGCATGAACGGGAACATGAATTCGCCGGTGCGTTCCAGCTCGCGTTCAAGCTGCGCCAAATCCCGCATGCCCTGCGGTCCCTGCGCCGCGAAGCCCTGTTTCACCAGCGCACCCGGCACCAGTGCCGGGGCTTGCGAAAACAGCAGCTGCTGCAGCTTGCCGGCCAGGTGCATGGCACTGGTGGGTGCCGTCATGTCGAACACCCGGTCACCGGCGCGCTTCGACTTGCCAGCCCCACCCGGCTTCATGTTGGGAATGGCAAAGTCATAGGCATCACGGTAGATGGCGTCATAGCCAGCCTGCAGTTGCCAGGCCCTGTCAGCCCGCGCCTTCTGCGATGCAACAGGTGAAGCGCCGTCTGCCATCAGGCCACCGTGGTGGGCATGGCGCTGGGGCTGGCATCAGCCAGCAGCTTGCGGCCCCTGGGGTTGCGCCGTGACAGGCCGGTGCGGGCAGTTTCCGCCGCCGTCATGGACAGCTGGCGGGCATTGGCCACGTCCTGCTGCTGGCGTTGCAGCGCCTGGGCGCGCTCGGCTTCCTTGGCGGTTTTCCCCGTCAGGTTGTTAATCATTCCGGTCATGCTGTGGGCCCTCGGAAAAACCAGATGCTGTGGTCCCGCATGTGCCCAGGGGTGAAACCCACCATCCGCGCCATGCGCTGGGCACGCGCATCACTCGAACGGATGTGCGCCATGACCAGAAGCCCATCTTGGGCGAAACGCGCCAGCGTCAAGTGAGCCAGGCGCACCAGTCCGGTCATGTGGGCGGCGGCTTCCGGTTTCACCGTCATGGCAAATTCCACCAGCCGCTTGCGTTTTTCAAAAAACATGGCCAGCGCCACAGGCTCGCCACCCGCCCGGATCAGATAGGCATCGGTGTGGCGCACCTGGTAGAACAGCACCTTGCGCAGCTGGCGGCGGTTGCCCGCAAACTCCAGCGCCTGCAACTGGCTGCAGGGCGTGGCCGTCAAACGTCCCATACGTTGAAACTCTTTTGCGGCGTGAAATGCTTGGTCCTGAGGCCCACCACATTGCCGGGCCGGCCCATGCGCGCCGCATCCTCGATGACGGCCGAACGCCCGCGGTGCCCCAGGCACAGGTATTGCAGGGCGTCATGGATGTGGGAATATTCGTTTTTCACCACGGCCAACTTGTCCGTGGCGCCAGCCGTGGCCATTTTCGTCAGCTTGTAGTGGGCGGCAAAGCCACCCAGCGTGCGCCGGCAGCGCGGGTCAATGATCATGCCCGGCGTGTTGCCGTCAATGCGCCTGTTCAAATACCAGCGCACCGCATCCTGGCGCAGGCCCGGCTCGTTGGACATGGTGGGCTGGATGTTGACGTTCAGCGAGCGCGCCACGATTTCCACCCAGGCCAGCTCACCCGCCTGCCGGTCAGCCCCGTAGAAGCTGGAGGGGTCGGCATAGGCTTCGGCAATCGGGAAGCCCGGAAACTCGCGCAGCAGGATTTCATACACGCCTTCCGAAAACCGCGAAGGCCCGGTGCCGGGATCAGCGCAGATTTCCTTCAGGATGCGCAATTGCCCGTTGGGCATGAATTGCCCGATGGACAGCGCGGGCGAGCCGCCGGCATCCATGCCAAGCGCAATCGGAACGCCGTCGCGTGGCCGCAGGTTTTCATCACTGCGGTGCACATGCACCGAGAATTCCTGTTCGTAGACAGGCCGGCCATCAATCGCATAGCCGATTTCGCCGTGCACGAAGCGCCGCGCATCGCTGGCCGTCATGTTCAGAAGATCCTGCTCATAGGCCGAACGCGGCTTGCCCTGGCGGTTTTCCGCCTGCGCCGAAAGACCGGACGGCTGGCGGAACATGCGATAGAGCGGCCATTTTTCCGGTTCTTCGATCAGCTGCTTGTTCACCCAGTTGTCAGGATCAGGCGGGTTGCAATCCCCCCACAGGATGCGCGGCAGCAGCACCTCGCCATCCTCAAGGTTCACGCCGGCATCGCGCATCACCTTCACGAAGGGTTTCATCACCCGGTCCAGCTCGCTGGGTGCAATCTGGTCGACGGAGGGATAGCGCCCGGTGCGAGAAAACATCAGGCCCGGAATGCGCCCGCTCATCATGTCGCACTCGTTCAGCCAGGTCATGGAGTTCTCAAAGCCCTTGGCAAACTGCTCGGGGTTGGCATCGCCAATCGCCGCGAACTGCGCCGTGAATTCCACCGGCACCAGCGTCTTGTCGCGCACCGTGTGCCATTTCAGCTTGTGCAGCACAGGCCGGTCAACGCCGCCGGTATATTCCACGGTCCACGGGTGCTTCTCGGGAAACAGCCGTTCATTGTGCCAGCTTTCCAGCGCCGTGCGGGCCATGTCGCGGTAGGTTTCGCGCAGCACCGTCATCTTCACGCGGATCACGCCATCCCGGCATACGGGATACCAGCTCGAGGCCAGGTAAGGCCCCTTGAAGCCGCTGGCGATCGTCTTGCCCGAACCGCCCGGCCCCATGACAATCGGGATCGGGTGCGTGCTTTCGATGAACGCCGCCCCTATCGGCCCCGGCGGCTTGTACGTCTGGAAGGTGTTTGCCCCACTCATCCCGTTACCCGAACCCACCGGCCCATCATGTTTCGGCTTCCCCTCAACCCGCACCCTGCGCTTCTGGCCCAACCCTAGTCGGCTGCCGCTCCGGTCAAGTCAGGGCCGGGAAGATGCGTCAGGCGGGCTCCAGATCAGCCGTGTGCGTGAAAGCACCCCCCCATGGGTGGGGTGGTGCCGGCGGATTTTGAAATTCCGAATTCTACCCCTCGGCCGCCGGTGCCGCGCGGCCCGGCCCGCCACCACCACACAGGCTGGCAGGGTGGCCACCCCTGCTCACGCACACAGGGCCATGGCTCAACCCGCTGTTTTTCAATCAGCGGGTTGCGGGCCTGATTGTGCTTGTGGTTCAACAGCTTGCCCATCCTGTCCGACGATGGGCTGTCCGACGCTTCCCGTTGCCTGCTGGCTTTCCGCTGCAAGATCAACAACTTCGCCAGTCAGGGAAAAGGCCTTGGTCGCGCCCTCAAAACCTTCGGCAATGCGCCCCGGCATGAACACATGCACCTGGCCGCCGGAGTGGTTGACGTTCAGTTCCTGCCGCTTGGCAAACTTGAACGGCATCAGCGCCTCGGCGGCCTTCATCTGCAGGCGCAGCACTTCCATCACCTTGTCGAAGGCCACATGCTCGGGCATCGTGCCAATGCCGCTCAGGGCCGCTGCCAGCTCACGCGGATCGGCAGAGATGATTTCCATCAGCCGCAGCTCGGGTGCCTTGAAGCCACGCGCCTCCAGGTAGTCAAACACTTCCGTGTTGCGCTTGTTGGCGCTGCCCTCCGGCCTCCCCCGTGCCCTGCGCCTTGCGTTCAGCGTTTCCGCTGCCCGGCCCAGCACGTCCGTGTCATCCGCCTGGTACTCGATGACGCCGGGAAGCGTGGCCTGTGGTGCCATCGCCGCCAGCAGCGTGGCCAGGTCAGCCGCCCCGCCGCCGGAATTCCCGGCCGCCAGCGTGCGTGCCCCTTCCTGCCCCTTGTCGAGGGTGTTTGGCGCATCCATCAGCTGTGGAACCAATTGTTTATTCGGCCAGCAGCGGGCCGGATCGGCTGGCGTAACCACGATTGGCCGGTGGTTACACTTTGGTTACAGAGATTGCCGCGTCTTTTCATAGGTTTATACCTCGCGTAACCATGTAACCATGTAACCATATCCCGCGCTACGCATGCGCGCGCGCGTGTGAAACACTTCTGCCAGTGGATACTTGGTTACATCCGCCATAAGTCTTTGATTGCCTGTGAGATTGTGCCGTTACCAAGCTGTAACCAACTGTAACCATTGGTTACGCTCCCCCGTGCCCGGAGGTGGCAGGCATCTTCACCGCCGCATCCGCCCGTCAAGTGTTCATGGGCGATAGCCCATGGCCGTGACCTTCTTCACCACCGATGGGCAGGGGCAATG